TGCCAACCCTGGCAAGCCTGGACTTAAGCGCCCACAGCCAGAAGGCGGTCCAAGACGTGATTCGTTCTGTGCCCGCATGAAAGGCATGAAGAAAAAATTAACCAGCGCTAAAACTGCCAACGATCCAGACTCACGCATCAACAAGTCTTTACGGGCTTGGAACTGTAGAGAAGGCGGAGCTGTACGTGGCGGCGGATGCGAGGTTAAAGGCAAGACCAAAGGGAAAATGGTATGAAAGATCACTTAAATGAAGGCACAAAGCACGTTTTAGACGGGCTGTCTTTAGTTACCGTATTAGGAACTTTAATAGATTGGCTACCCGCTGTAGCGGCGCTATTAAGTATTGTTTGGACTTCGTTGCGTATTTACGAAACCAAGACAGTTCAAGGATGGATTAGCCGTGCCAAGCGTAAGTAAGAAACAACACAATTTCATGGCTGCCGTGGCTAAGAACCCCGGTTTTGCTAAGAAAGTAGGTATCCCTCGCTCTGTTGGTGAGGAATTTTTAACTGCCGATAAAGGCAAAAAATTTAGAGAAGGTGGGACTATGAAAAAAGCAAATCCGTTTATGGAAATGATTGCAAAGAAAAAAGAAGCTGCTGCTAAAAAGCCAGCTAAAGCGGCTGCAATGCCTATGAAAAAAGGTGGCGTGGCTAAGAAGACTGTAAAGAAAATGACTAAAGGCGGAAAGGCTTGCTAATATGAAACACTCAGATATTGCTAAAGATATGCCAATGATGAAAAAAGTAGCTTCGGCTGCTGTTAAAGGGCATGAGAAGAAAATGCACAAGATGGCTGGCGGTGGCGTAACCCGTGCTGATGGGTGCGTTATGAAGGGTCACACCAAAGGCAAGATGGTTAAGATGGCGGGCGGCGGAAGTTGCTAAATGCCAAGTTCTCGTGTTAACCCCATTTCTCCTGCCGCCCAATTAGATTTGGGCTTTGGTACTACCCCTGAGCAAGTACAAAAGGGTAGAGCAGCAGATCCGGGGTATAAGGAAGTACACGAGAAATATAACCCACCAGAGAAAGACCAGAAAGCTAAAGCTGCTGAGAACAAAGAGTTTGAAGACAAACGCCAGCAAAGAAGTAAGTTAATACAGCAGACGGAAATGGCTAAGATCAAAGAGATCTTTGAGCGGTCTAAAGGGGGTGGCGGTGCTGCTGGTATCCCTAAGACTGGTAAAAAGCCCTATGACTTTAAGAAGGGCGGTAAGGTTAGTGCATCATCCCGTGCTGACGGCTGTGCCGTACGGGGCAAGACTAAAGGACGGATGGTATGAAAGCTAGTCGAGGTATGGGCGCTGTAATGCCTAGCAAGATGCCGGGTAAGAAAATTATTAAGCGCAAGGACAACCCTAACGATGTGGAGATGTACGCCAAGGGCGGTAAGGTTGGCGGTAAAGGCGTTGTTGTTACTAAAGGTGGCACCGCTTCTGCCGTGGCAAGAAAATTATTACAGAAGCCCGGTTCGTTAACTGCGGCGGATCTGTATGCAGACGGCGGTAAGGTATCAAAGGTTAATCAGTCTGGTAACTATACCAAGCCTAGTATGCGCAAATCGTTGTTTGAAAGCATTAAAGCATCGGCTGTACAAGGTACTGGAGCAGGTCAATGGTCGGCTAGAAAAGCACAACTGTTGGCTAAAAAGTACAAAGCAAAAGGCGGCGGGTATAAATAATGCCGTTTATATGGGATTGGATCTGGGAGAAATTAAGTGGCGTTAGCAAAACCGCAGAGAAGCCTCAAAGCGTGGGGCGACCAGAAGTGGACAACCAAGTCGGGCAAAAAGTCGTCCGAAACGGGGGAGCGGTACCTGCCAAAAAGAGCAATACAGGCGTTAAGCCCAGCCGAGTACGCAGCAACAACAAGAGCCAAGCGAGCCGGAAAAGCACAGGGAAAACAGTTCGTGCCCCAGCCACCAAAGGTAAAAGCAAAAGTAAAACCGTACAGAAAGGTTAAGTAAAAGATGACCGTAGTTGCCAATGCAACATTTAATCTTGACCTCTCGGAGATGGTCGAAGAAGCGTTTGAGCGTTGTGGCTCAGAGCTTCGTTCTGGTTATGATTTGCGTACAGCCCGTCGTTCTTTGAATCTATTGTTTGCCGATTGGGCAAACCGGGGTATCAACTTGTGGACGATTGAGCAGGGACAGATCCCGCTAGTACAGGGCACAAACACTTATGACTTACCGCTTGATACAGTTGATTTGATTGAGCACGTTATTCGTACAAACCCTGGGGTGCAGAACACTCAGGCAGACCTGACAATCTCACGTATCTCAGTATCTACATACGCAACAATCCCCAACAAGTTGCAGCAAGCTCGCCCTATTCAAGTATGGGTAAATCGTCAGTCTGGTGCTACGTACGCAGGTACAAGCAGTTCTACCCCACCAGCAGGTGTTAATAATCCTAAGATCGTTATTTGGCCCACCCCAGACCAAGGCACTGCCCTAGACCCTTATTACACGTTTGTTTACTGGCGACTACGCCGTATTCATGACGCTGGCGACGGCTCTAACACAATGGACATACCATTTCGTTTTTTGCCCTGTTTGATTGCCGGTCTGGCTTATTACTTGGCGTTGAAGATTCCGGGTGCGGATGCACGTCTGCCGATCCTAAAACAGCAATATGACGAGGCTTGGGAGTTTGCGGCTACGGAAGACAGAGACAAGTCGCCTGATCGCTTTGTGCCACGTCGGATGTACATTACCTAGAGCTAGCCATGCCAAATACATTTGCATCTGGTAAACGGGCTATATCGCAGTGCGACCGCTGTAACTTCAGGTTTCAGTTAAAAGAGTTGCGCATTGAGATTATCAAGACCAAGCCATACCAGTTGTACGTTTGCAAGGCGTGCTGGGATCCTGACCATCCACAGTTGCAGTTGGGTATGTATCCTGTTGAAGACCCGCAAGCATTACGGCATCCAAGACCGGATAATACGTACTACCAGGGCGGTTATAACGGCTTGCAGTTAAATCAAAATGCGGGCAGTACAGAAGATGGATTTGGAGACCCTACAGGCGGTAGCAGAGTGTTTCAATGGGGTTGGGCACCCGTGGGCGGAGCAAGCGGTTTTGATACCCCATTAACGCCAAATTACTTGCTTTCACAAGGGCAAGTGGGTAATGTAACGGTAACGACAACATAGGAGAAAAACATGTTTAAAAAAGGCGCAGATGGTGTAACTAAAAAAGGTAAAACCAAGGGTACAAACCTAGGTGATACAGGCCCAAGCGTGGGTGTTCAAAAAGGTGCAGCTAAAATGGCTAAGGGCGGCGTAACTAACGAAAGCCTAAAAGCTATGGGTCGCAATATGGCTCGTGTAGCTAACCAAGGAATGATGCGCAAAAGCGCAGGAAGGGGTCGATAATGCCTAAGTACAGCATGAAACGTGACGGTAAAGAGGTGGGTCCAGCGTCTGTGTATGCTGAGCCACACACCATGGATGGTAAAAAAGTAACTGTTGCTGGCGCTATTAAAGATACATCCGGCGCTAAAGTTATGGATGAGATTGATATTTCTGTGGGTAAGCTGAGCAAAAATCTTGGTAAAGGCGTAAAGACATCGGGTATTGAGACTCGTGGTAACGGAGCTGCTACTAAAGGGCGTATTGCTAGAGGACCAATGGCTTGAACTACGTTCAACTTTATCAAGCTATTCAGGATTATGCGGAGTCTAGCGAACAACTGTTCGTAGACAATATATCTACTTTTGTCCGTCAGGCAGAAGAGCGGGTATACAACACAGTCCAGCTACCATCGTTACGTAAAAACGTGACGGGTACGCTTACGGCTAGTAATAAGTATTTAAGTTGCCCCAATGATTACCTGTCTACGTTTTCAATGGCAGTTATTGAAGATTACGGCACGGCTAACGAGAACTACACATACTTGCTCAACAAAGATGTTAACTTTATCCGTGAGGCGTACCCAAACCCAACATCTACGGGTGTGCCTAAGTACTACGCACTGTTTGGTTCTCAGTACGTAAACACCAACGAACTGTCTTTTATCCTAGGACCTACCCCAGACGCTAGCTATAACGTCGAGCTTCATTACTATTACTACCCCACATCCATTGTGCAGGGCGCTATTTCTGCTGGCACTATCTCAGCAGGATCTGGATACATCAACAACTTGTACAGTAACGTGCCCATTACAGGCGGTTCTGGAGCAGGTGCAACGGCTAATATCACGGTAGCTGGCAACGTAGTTACAAACGTACGCTTTAACAACCTTGGTAACTTTTATGTGGTTGGCGACGTTGTTTCAGCCTCTACAGCTAACCTTGGCGGTACTGGTTCTGGCTTTACCTTTACGATTACGGCGGTTGATAACACCCTTGGTACAAGCTGGCTTGGCGATAACTACGACCCCTGCTTGCTATATGGCTCATTGCGTGAGGCTGTTATATTCCAAAAAGGCGAACAAGATATGGTTGCTTATTACGAAAAGCAATTTCAAGACGCCATGGCACAGCTTAACCGTCTTGGTACAGGTCTTGAGCGTGGCGATGCTTACCGTGATGGGCAAGCTAAAATTAAGGTTAACCCATAATGCCAATATCACAGGGTTTATGTACCGTTTTCAAAAAGAACTGCTTAAGCGGTTTAGAGAACTTTGCTGCTGGCACACCGTATACATATAAGATTGCGCTTTATACCTCTTTTGCAAACCTAGACTACACAACGTTGGTTTATACAACGACTAACGAAATAAGTAGTACAGGAGGGTATACCGCTGGGGGCAATACGCTAACACCTATCGTTCCAGCCACTGAGGATCAAGTAGCTTACGTATCGTTTCAAAACACTACTTGGAGCCCCGCTAGCTTTACTGCTAGAGGTGCCTTGATCTACAATAGCACTACGAATGCGGCAGTTGCGGTACTAGATTTTGGATCAGATAAAACGGCTACAAATACGTTTACTGTAACTTTCCCAACGGCGAACGCAACAAACGCCATTATTAGATTGACTTAAGGAGCATTTATGAGTTCAGAATTAACAAAATTAGGTGATAGCTTCGGAGCTAGTGCTTCCTATGGCGGCGGTTCTGTAGAAGCTGTGGGCTTAGAAGGTGTTTATTTAGCAGAGTGTTTTGATTCTGAGGGAAACCTTAAATGGAGCGACACCATCCCCAACTTGACTACCAACGTAGGTCGTAAAAACTTAATGGACTCTTACTTTGGCAACACAGGTGGTGGCGCTATTGTTATGGGTTTAGGAGGCGCTAATGGTTCTAGTACGTTTACTCCTGCTTATGGTGATACTCAAGCTAGCCATGCTGGTTGGTTTGAAGTTGGTGGTGCAAATGCCCCAACCTACTCTGGCACACGCAAAACTCCATCTTTCTCAGCGGCTACAACTGCAAACCCTTCCGTTTTGTCAACGAGTTCCGCTGTCGTGTTTAGCATGACTAGTTCTGGCACGGTTTACGGTGCGTTCATTAACGTGGGTGGGTCTACAGCGATTGATAACACCACAGGCACTTTGTTTAGTATCGGTGCATTTACGGCTGGTTCTAAGACGGTAACTTCTGGCGACACAATCAACGTAACGTATACACTCAGCGCTGCTGGCTAAGGAGCTTTAAATGGCTCTCCAGTTAAAAGACAGAGTACTAGAAACTGCCAGTGCACCTGGCACGGGGACAGTCACTCTTCTTGGTGCTTCGCTTGGGTATCAGTCGTTTAATACTGCTTTAACTAGCGGGAATACGACTTATTACGCCATTGCTGATCTAGGTGGCGCTAACTGGGAAGTTGGTATTGGTACGTTTACTTCGCCAAACCAATTAGCTCGTAATACTATTTTAGAGTCTAGCGGTGGTGGTTCTATCGTTAACTTTAGTTCTGGCACACAGAACGTATTTATTACTTACCCCGCTGAAAAGTCGATAAACCTTGATGCGTCTGATAACGTGTCCCCGCTTGGGACTATTGCTTCAGGAACTTGGAACGCTACTGCGATTGGTGCTGTTTACGGCGGTACTGGGATTACTAGTTATGCAGTGGGCGAAATGTTGTTTGCAAATACCACAACATCGCTTGATAAACTACCAATTGGTGCTAATGGCTACATCCTTACTTCAACCGGTACAGCGCCAAGTTGGGCAGCAAACACGGCAGCAACGGCGGACGATGCGTACTTTTTATCATTTATGATGGGTTAATATGCCAACTTATTCAAACAATTCATACGCAGTAAAGAACGTCAGCACGTCTGGCTCAACTGCTATATCAAGCATCGCTTCTGGTACTGTTGCGGTATCAAGCCTTATTTTGGCAAACACAGGTACAAGCCCAATTACTGTTAGTGCATACATAACAAGATCTTCTGTTAATTACTACCTTGTCTATGTAGCTACTGTTCCTGTTGGCGGTTCTCTTGAGGCAATCCAAGGCAACCGTGTTGTGCTAAAGGCTAGTGATTCTTTAACTGTTGTTTCTGGTACAGCCACTTCTTGTGACTGCTGGATTTCTGCTTTGACTGCGACCTAACATGGCTTTTATAGGAAATACAGTTCAGAACCAAGGGTTTACACCCGCTATTGATTACTTCAATGGTAATGGCGTTACTGTAACGTTTACTTTATCTCGCCCTGTTGCTTCTGTAGCGCAGGTAATTGTTGCGGTTGATAACGTTATCCAAAACCCAAGTTCTGCTTTTGGCGTAGTTGGTAACTCAATTACTTTTACCTCTGCCCCGCTATCTGGCACAAACAACATCTGGGTTGAGTACACAAGTCTTATTACGACTTACCAAGGCATTTCCCAAGACCCAACCGTTATTGGTGACATTAGAGCTACTGGCGGCTACTTAGCCGAAGGCGACTTTGGTAACTCATTTATTGACGGCAATCTTATTGACTACGTTACAGGTAGGGGCCGGTTTACTGTAGGTGAGTTAGATGACATAACTTTCTACCACGGCGGTACAGCAGGTCGCTCTGCAATGATGGACTTGTACTACGCTGGCGGCGCTAAGATTTACGGCACAACTGCATTAACTATTCCTGTAGGAACAACGGCTGAACGACCTGGAACTCCTGCTAGTGGGATGGTAAGAATGAATAGCACAACTGGAAATCCAGAATGGTATAACACTATTTCATCTTCATGGGTTCCATTTTCTAGCGCTGCTTATACTGTTGAGTACCTAGTTATAGCTGGTGGCGCTGGTGGTGGTGGCAGTACTGAGGGTCATCAAGGTGGTGGTGGTGGCGCTGGTGGTTATCGCTCATCTGTTACTGGAGAATCTTCTGGTGGCGGTAGCTCAGCTGAACCCGTTGCAACTTTAAATCCAGGAACAAGTTATACAGTAACCATTGGTTCTGGTGGCGCTGGCAGTCCAACTGGCTCAAGAGGAGTTAGTGGTGGAGATTCTGTTTTTAGTACTGTTACATCCGTAGGTGGCGGCGGCGGTGGAGCTGGTAGTAATGCAGGAACTAATCGTGTAGGTTCATCAGGTGGTTGTGGTGGTGGAAATGCTTCTTCAGATCAATCACCAAATGGCTCTGCACCCTTGGGTACAGCTGGTCAAGGTTATGCTGGTGGAGTAGGTTCTACTGGCCCTGGATGGGGCGGTACAGGCGGTGGCGCTGGAGCAGCTGGTACGTCTAACTCAAGTGGTGCTGGCTTTTCTTTGGCTGGCGGTGCCGGTGTAGCGTCTTCAATTACAGGCTCTTCTGTTACTAGGGCTGTTGGTGGTGGTGTAACTGGGTATACCTTAAGTGGGAATAATGGGGCGACTAATACAGGTGGCGGTGGTTGGGGTGGTACAACTGGAACTACAACTGGTTACAACGGTGGTTCTGGTTTAGTAGTTATTCGTTACCTTGGAGCACAAAAAGGCACAGGCGGAACTGTTACATCATCAGGCGGATACACTATTCACACATTTACATCATCTGGTACATACGTAGCTTAATAGGAGAAAACATGGGACATTTTGCAAAAGTAGTTGACGGTAAAGTTACACAAGTGATTGTGGCTGAACCTGATTTCTTTCAAACATTTGTAGATTCAAGCCCTGGTGAGTGGATTCAAACATCCTATAACACCATTGGCAATCAGCATACTCAAGGCGGCACACCATTGCGTGGTAACTACGCTGGTATTGGCTACACATACGATAGAGAAAACGATGTGTTTATTGCCCCAAAACCAGCTGATGACGCTACACTAAATACTGAAACATGGCTATGGGAAATTCCTGTAGTTGAAGAGCCACAAGGTTAAAAATGCCAATAAGCACCATTGGGACCAACGGGCTAACAAACCCTATACAGCAACCATCGAGTGGCTTAATTAACGCTTCTTGGACTACTGCGGGTAGACCAGCTTCTCCTACTGCTGGTCAAATGGGGTATAACACTTCTATTGGTGTTTTAGAGATATATAACGGCACATCATGGGTTGCTGTTGGCGACCAAACAGCTTTTTATACTGTTGAATCTGTAGTTGTTGCAGGTGGTGGTTCTGGAGGAAGCACTAATGGTGGTGGCGGTGGCGCTGGTGGTGTTTTATATACAGCTTCGACTACATTAACAGTTGGAACGGCTTATACAGTAACAGTTGGCGCTGGCGGTGCTGGAGGTACAACTGGTGGTGTCAATGGGGCAAACTCAGTATTTGGTTCATTAACCGGTATTGGTGGCGGCGCTGGTTCTTTTGCTAGTAGTGGTCAAAGCAAAAACGGTGGGTCAGGCGGTGGGGGTAAGGGAGAAACAGGTGATGCTGGCGGTTCTGGGACTTCAGGTCAAGGTAATGCTGGTGGAAATGGAGTTGTGTCTCCAAGAGTTTCTGCTGGTGGCGGTGGTGCTGGAGCAGCAGGGCAAAACGGAGGCGATGGTGGCGCAGGAGGTTCTGGAACCAATACATACTCAACATGGGCAAGTGCAACATCAACTGGAGCAAGTGGTTTCTACGCTGGCGGTGGCGGTGGTGGTACTGAGGGTGTAAGCAGAGTAGCATCTGGCGGTAACGGCGGTGGCGGGGCATCTGGAAATGAATCAAACGGAGTCGCTGCCACTGCAAATACAGGCGGCGGTGGTGGTGGAGGAAGTCGTGGTACTAGCAGCTCAGGAACTTACAGTGGTGGTAATGGTGGTTCTGGGATTGTAATTATTCGTTACGCTGGCGCTCAACGAGGTACGGGTGGAACTGTTGTTAGTTCTGGCGGGTTTACTTACCATACATTTTTATCTAGCGGAACCTTCACGGCCTAATCTATGCCATACATCGGAAACCCCATATACCAATCGGCTTTTGTAGTCGATCAATTCAGCGGTAACGGCTCTACTACGGCTTTCACAATGTCGGTGGCTCCTGCTGGGGTTACTAACGTTCTTGTAGCGGTATCTGGCGTTCTTCAAGATCCAAGCACATATGGTGTTGTTGGCAATACGATTACATTCTCGGCAGCCCCACCTAGCGGTACAGGTAACATCTCATGCCGTTATCTTGGCGTACCTGCTTCTGGCGTAACAACCACAGCCTACAGAACCGTAACGGAGTTCACAGCTACTGCTAGCCAAACAACATTCACACCTCCTAGCTATACCGTGGGCTTTATTAACGTCTATTTAAATGGTGTGCTTTTAGGCTCTGCTGATTACACTGCTACTAACGGCACCACCGTGGTCTTGGCTACCGGTGCTTCTGCTGGCAACCTACTTACTGTTGAGAGCTTCTTGGTTAGTTCAGTATTAAATGCCATACCAAACACTGCCGGATCAGTCTTAAGCTCAAACATCCAAACCAGCGTGGCGCTAACCACACCAAACCTTGGCACCCCATCTGCTATTAATTTAAGCAACGCAACTTCTTTGGCTAGAGCGGCTTTACCTACTGGTTCTGTGTTGCAAGTGGTTAGCGGTAGCACATCAACACAAACAAGTAGTTCTTCTTCAACATTTGCTGATATAAGTTTGTCTGCTTCAGTTACCCCATCAAGTTCATCTAGCAAAATTTTAGTAATTGTTGCTTTAATGGGTGTTGGTAAAGAAACAAATAATACTGCTGCACAAACAAGATTAGTACGAAATTCAACAACTTTGCTTACTGCAACTTTAACAGGTTTTACTGGTTCGACAGCAGCCAATAGAGGGCAATCTGTTTCTTATTGCTTTTTAGATTCTCCAGCAACAACATCATCTACAACATATAAAATTCAATTAGCATCTTGGAACAATAATGCAGTTGCTTATGTAAATGACTTTACAGGAACAAATCCATTATCAACAATTACATTAATGGAGATAGCAGCATGACAAATCATCAAGCTATTTATGCTCTAAACCCATCCGTAGTTACTATTCGTGGCGATGTCGCTTACGATGCAGACGGCAACGAAGTCGCATACGATAAAGCCGCAGTTCAGGCTTATGTAGATGCTCATGCTTATATTGCTAAAAGAGCCGCAGAATACCCATCGGTTATTGACCAACTCGATACGCTTTATCACGGAGGGTACGACGCATGGAAAGCCAAAATACAAGCAGTAAAAGAAAGGTTTCCTAAATGACACAAGCAGCTAATTTAGGCGCTCTCGGTACTAACGTAAGTTCGTCTGGTATTACTCAGGCTGCTGGGGGTGGTACGGGCACATCTGTTGGCTACAACAACTTCAAGAACCGCATCATCAATGGTGCGATGGTGATTGACCAGCGTAATGCTGGTGCTAGTGTTACTCCTTCAAATGGGCAATATTCACTAGACAGATGGCAACAACAAATGAGCGCATCGTCTAAGTTTAGCGTTCAACAAGATGCTGGTGCAGTAACGCCTCCTGTTGGTTTTAACGATTATCTTGGTGTAACTTCTTTATCAGCATATTCGGTATCATCAACTGATTATTTTGTAATTACACAGCCAATCGAAGGTTTTAATTTAGCAGACCTTAATTTTGGCACTGCTAATGCTAAAACAGTAACTTTATCATTTTGGGTTCGTAGTTCTTTAACAGGCACTTTTGGCGGCTCGTTAATGAACGGTGATTACGACAGGGCTAATCCTTATTCATACACAATTTCTGCCGCTAATACGTGGGAATATAAAACAGTAACTATTGCTGGTGATACAACTGGCACTTGGAATAAAACCAATGGTGCTGGTATGCAGGTAAATTTTAGCCTTGGCGCTGGTGCTACTCGAAGCGGTACTGCTGGTGCATGGTCAGGTTCTAATCTTGTATCAGCCACAGGAGCAGTATCCGTAGTCGGCACAAACGGAGCAACTTTCTACATCACAGGCGTTCAGCTTGAGGTAGGCTCTACAGCTACTAGCTTTGATTACAGACCTTACACTACAGAATTGCAATTAGCACAACGCTATTACTTTAAAATCGCAGATACTAACGCATACTTTGCTGGTAAACAACAAAGTACTAATCAATGTTATTTTACTATACAATCGCCAGTTTCCATGAGGTCTACACCAACCCCTACCATGGGTGCTGGAAATAAGTTTGCTTTTACGCAAGGAGGAGTAGTTATATCCAGTTCAACCACAGTTACATTGTTATCAATTTCCAATAATTACACTTATATGGCACTATCTCTTAATGGATTTAGTGGGCTGGCGGACAACTATGTTGCAACTTTTAGGTTTGATGCAACACTTCAATTTTCTTCGGAGTTATAAATGTACAAGACTCTTCCAACCAATGCAGATGCATCTTTTCAAAGCGTTCTTCGTTTAAGTGACGGCTCTTGCATCCCATTTGACCCAGCTAACACCGACTACCAGCAGTACCTAAAATGGCTAGCAGAGGGCAATACTCCACAGGAGGCAGATGATGCCGTTAACTAAAGTCCAAAGTGCGATGATTGGTGGTGGGTCGGGTACTGTTGCGTTCGCTCCATCCGTGCCTGTATACGAGAACACCCAAACGATTAGCACGAACTACACAATTACAGCAGGCTCAAGCGCTATGTCTACAGGACCAATCACAATCGCAAGTGGGGTCAGCGTAACTATTCCTAACGGATCAAGGTGGGTGATTCTATGAGTTCTTTAACAATACTTGGCGATACCAGCGGTTCAGTGGTTCTGGACGCCCCTGCGGTTTCGGGTAGTACCACGCTTACTTTGCCGACTACAACAAGCACTTTGGCTATTAATGGCCCAGCGTTTAGTGCTTATAACAACACAGGGCAATCAATTTCAACAAACACAACAACAAAATGTAACTTTAATACTGAAGAATGGGACACAAACAATAATTTTGCATCTAGCAGGTTTACTCCTACTGTTGCTGGTTATTACACCTTTTCGTGCAATATTGGATTTCAAGCAACTAATAGCTATGGTTTTTTAATACTTTATAAAAATGGTTCAGTTTCAAGATACTTAACTTATCCACAATCTTCTATGGGTTCTATGGCTGGTGGTTGCATGGACTATGCCAACGGAACAACAGATTATTTTGAGATTTATATATACATAGTAAACGGACAAAATGTTAATGGAAATGCCTCAAGCGGTTATTTTCAAGGTTGTTTAGTGAGGGCTGCATAATGACTTTATACGAAAAAATTAAAACAATTTATCCTGACTTAACTGATGCAGATTTTTACCCAATTAATGGCACAATCATGCTTCAAAACGATTCAGACGGCAAAGGCGACTACATCGCCAAGTGGGAACACCCTACCCTACCAAAACCAACCGATGAGCAACTAGCATGACAATAACACTCAACGCCTCAACCTCGTCTGGTCTGGTAGTTACCCCAGATAACAGCGGCAACATAGTCCTTCAGTACAACGGGGTGGCTGCACCTGCGTTTAGTGCGTATGCAACAACAAGCCAAACAATTACATACAACTCCGAAACTAAAATCACGCTGGGTACAGAAGTTTTTGATACTGCCAACTGTTTTGCTTCTAGTCGCTTTACCCCAACTGTTGCTGGGTATTACCAATTAAATGGGCAGGCTTGCCTTCAATCAACATCGTATGGACTTTTTACAGCAATTTACAAAAACGGTTCTGTGTATGTTTATGGTTCTGTAAACCCAGGATTATCTGGGGCCTTTGTAAGGTCGGTAGTAAGTTCTATTGTTTATTTAAACGGCACAACAGACTATGTAGAACTGTACGCTGCGGGTACTGGTGGAGGCTCTGGAGCAGTTGGTGTTAATCCTGGCCCAGCAGATACTTGGTTTAACGGCTGTCTTTTGAGGGGAGCATAATGCCTTTAATTCTAAGTGGCGATACTGGGGTTCCAGCTAGTGGCATGCCTACGGGGTCTGTGGTGCAAACCGTTCAAACCTTTCTTACTACATCTTTTTCAACAACTTCAACAACATTAGTTGATATCACAGGCTTTTCTGTAACCATTACACCAACAAGCAACACAAACAAAATCTTAATACTTGTAAATATTGACCACTCAAACGAATCAACTGGTGGTTTTTCAAACGGATTTTGTGTATTAAGAAACGGAACTGCTGTAGGTAATGGAACTTTAGGAACTGGAAGTAGCCCTAATTTTATGGTTGTAAATGCCCCGTATGCTGGCAATAGTCCCGGTGTTGCTTTTGGGCAATTTTTAGATTCTCCAGCATCTACATCTGCATTAACATACAAAGTTCAAACACAATGTCAAAGTGGCACTGGAACTGTTTGGATTAACAGAACAGGAAATTTAAATGCTGGTACAAGACCCGATCAAGGTGGGTTTTCTTCTTGTATTACCGTCATGGAAATCAAAGCCTAATGTTCGGAATCAGCACCTTTGCTCAATCGCCTTTTGCTGCATTAGGTGGCAATGCGTTTCCAGTTGATTTAGCTGAGAGCTTTACCCTATCTGACGTTTATGCAGGACCGGTTGCTTTTCAAGGCTTAAACGATGAGTCTTTTGCCCTAGCCGATTCTGACGGCGGTGCTACAACCTTTGACTTCTTTGTGACTTCTGCGGACAACATGTCTTGGGATGATAATTCTGCTGGCGTTGCTGACTTACTAGTTGCCCAAGCCGACTCTTTTACTTTATCAGACGTTTACGACGGTCCGGTGGACTTTGCTGGCTTAATTAACGACACTGCCACGTTTACAGACGAATATGCCGGTACCGGCAACTTCCCACAAGACAACGCCGACACCATTACGTTTACCGATGTTTATGGTGGCAGTGCAACATTTAACCCGTCAGTTGAAGACCTAATTACCTACACCGATGCCTATACGGGCTTGGTTGATATTGTTGTAGTTAATAACGAGGCGTTTACCCTATCAGATACCTGCATAGCGCAGGTTGATTTTGCACCGTTAATTGCTGAATTAATGACCATTACGGAGTCGCATATTGCACGGGGTTGGTTTAGAATTGATGATAGTCAGACTGTGACTTGGCAGGCTGTAAACAACGCACAAAGCGTTACTTGGCAGAACATCGGGAATAACCAAGACCCTAATTGGGTGGTAATTGATAACACGCAGGAATAAAGAGTAAGGACTTAATATGGCATCTACCTTTTCACCTTCATTACGCATTGAGCTTATTGGCGACGGCGACCAGTCTGGTATCTGGGGTCAAACAACCAACACCAACCTAGGAACCCTTATAGAACAAGGGATTACGGGCGTTCAAAGCATTGTTATGACCAATGCCAACTACACGCTTACTAACTTTAACGGGGTAGCAGACGAGGCACGAAACGCTGTACTAGTCGTT